ACACATGGAAAGTAATCATTTAAATAAGTTTAACAGCATGATTGCCGATAAAGCGACCGTAATCGGTAATTTAAGTCGGCAATACAGCAAAGCGTCCACACCAGAAGAATTAATGTGGTGTGCAATCCAAATGCAGAATCACGCTAATGCCTTACGGGTAATTACTGAACGACTAGGAACCGATACTAAGAATACTTACGGGAGTGACCATCATGAAAGCAATGAAGATTGAATTACACACGTTACCGAATGATGATGAAAACTTCTATGGTTCGGTGACTGGTGATGTTGATACTGTTGCACAAGCAATTTTTGCCTATATGACTACTCAACCAGAGCTATTAAAAAAAGTTTTTAAATTAATTCTTGATGCAGTTTTCGGAGGTAATAACAATGAGTAATTTATTTGAACTTAACGACCAATTCCGGGAATTATCCCAGCGTGATGATTTAGACCCAACGGTAATGAAAGACACATTAGATGCTATTGATGACACCCGGAAGGATAAATTAGAAAACCTTGCCACCTGGGCTGACCAGATTAAGTCTGAAATTAACTTTATTGAAGATAAGCAACGAACTTGGCGCGATGAATTATCCTACCGCAAGAACAAGTTGCAATGGATTAAGCAATACATGACTGATGTTCTTGATGATGCCGGGATTAAACGGTTTGATACTGAAAACCATTTGCTCAGTGTGCGGAACTTCAAAGCTTCAGTTGTTGTTGACGATGGTAAGAAACTTCCGCCTGCTTTCGTTGAAACTAAAACCACTTCTTCACCTGATAAGACAGCCATTTACAAAGCCATCAAAGCTGGTCAAGAAGTACCTGGGGCACACTTGAAGAATAACCGGAATACGGTGATTAAGTAATGTTTCAGCTTCGCAATTATCAGCAGGAAACAATTGATAAAGTTTATCAATCAATGCGGAGTGGTCATCATCGAATTGTAGTACAGCAACCTCCAAGGGTTGGAAAAACAGTCATCATGGCAGAAATAGCTAGGAAGACCACCAGTAAAGGCAATCGGGTCATGTTCATCATTCACCGGAAGGAAGTTCTAGTACAGGCTAAATCAACCTTTGAACAGCAGAACGTGAACATGAACCTTGCCACGATGGGAATGGTTCAAACACTGACTAGGCGAGTGAATAAATTGGCTGAACCACAATTGATTCTAATTGATGAAGCTCACCATGCCCTGTCTCAAAGCTATCGACGAATTATTGATGCTTTCCCGAACGCTTACATTCTGTACTTCACGGCTACTCCAATACGAACTGGTCATGACCAGTTAGATCAGATTGCCGACGACATTATAGTCGGCAAATCAATTAAGTGGTTAACCGAACATCACTTCCTAGCACCGTTTCATTATTACGGCTTAGGTGATATTGACCGTTCAAAGCTACACAAACAGAATGGTGACTATTCAAATCAAAGTATAGATGAAGCAATTAGCCATCAAATTTACGGTCACATTGTTCAGCAGTATCAACGGTTAGCTAGTGGTAAACAAGCAGTAGTCTATTGTCACTCAATCGAAAGTGCCAAAAAGGTTACTGAACAATTTACCCAATCCGGAATTACCGCAGCAGAAATTGATGGGAATACTGATTCTAAAGTTCGTGACCAGTTAGTACAGAAATTCCGTAATCAGGAGCTAACAATTCTTGCTAACGTGAATCTCTTTACTGAAGGGGTGGACCTACCAAACGTTGATTGTGTAATCATGGCCCGACCAACTAGTTCACTAGCGTTGTATTTACAATTTTCAATGCGATGTTTGAATCCCCGCAAGGGTAAGACAGCGGTAATTATTGACCATGTTGATAATTTTCTTAGCTTTGGTCTGCCAGACAACGACCGCGATTGGTCTGAAGCCATTGTCACGAAGGATAAGCGGAAAGCTAAGTCAAACGCTGATAATGGGCCAGCAATTGCGCAGTGTAACTATTGTTTTGGAACGTTCTATCGTGATCAAGTTGTAGACGGCTGCTGTCCCTTATGCGGTCATGAATTGAAGAAGGAAAACAAAGACTACAAGATTGTTAACGTTGACCTTCAAGAAATTAAAGAAAACCAAGCAGTTAAGCATCGTAAAGAGATGATCAAAAAGATTCTTGATGACCAAGTGATGGCTAACGTGGCTGATAGATCAATTGGTCAGCTGCACGAATTAAAAGAATTTCAAGCCTACGCAAAATTGCACGGGTACCAACCCGGATGGGCTTGGTATCAATTCAATAACAGGAGGAAAAAGAAATGGTAACTGAGGTATGGAAGCCAATTGAAGGATACGGTAATTATGCTGTATCCAGTTTCGGCCGAATACGTAATTCTTTGACAAATCACATTCTAAAACCTTGGATTAGCTCGCGTGGATATATGTATGTTTCGTTAAGTCGGCATAGCAAAGTAAAAAATAAATCGGTGCACAGATTAGTTGCTGAAATGTTTTTAGGAAAGCATCCGACAATGGAAGTTAACCATATTAATGAGAATAAAACTGACAATCGACTCACTAATTTAGAATGGATAACTCATAAAGATAATTTGAATTATGGTTCTCATAATGAACGAATGAGAGCTACTAAAAGGAAAATGAAACTTGGAAAGTCAGTTTTACAAGTTTCACTATCAGGAAAAATTGTAAAACGATGGAATACTGAATCAGAAACTAAAAATGAGGGCTTTAATCCTCGACATGTTAGTGAGTGTTGTCGTCACCATCGATTTACACATCACGGTTATAAATGGATATACGAAAGCGAGGAGATTTAAATGATAAAACTTCCAGAAGATAAACCGATGAAGCCAAAGCCACAACCGAGGAACTTCTTTATTTATGGAGCGCCAATGGCTGGTAAAAGTTATTTTGCGAGTTTCTTTCCACACCCGTTATCGTTAAACACCGATGATAATGCAGAACAAGGAACCACGCCAAGTATTCAAATTAGAAACATTCGTAATGAGAATGGTCAACTTACACAATCAGTCATAAAACAATTGGATGATGTAATAGTTGCTTTACAATCCACTGACAACACATTTAAGACATTGACAGTTGATGTGATTGATGACATTTGCGTAATGATTGAACAGGCGGTTTGCATTGAAAACGGTGTTCAAGCATTAAGCGATATTCCCTACGGAAAAGGTTATGCAATTTTTAACACAATCCTTCAACAATTTGTTATGGATCTGAAGGCACTGCCAATGAACATTATTTATGTTAGTCGGGAAATACAAAACGTAGATGAGCAGACTGGTGAAGTCACAACTACTCCGTCACTAAAAGTTAAATATCAGAACATCGTTGAAGGAAATTGTGATCTTGTTATTCAATGTCAGAAATTCGGCAAGGATACTTATACAAGAACAGTTAAAAGCAAAAGAACTAAGTATGAAGCTAAGAACATTACCGACCCACGAATCAAGCAACTATTAGAATCATGCGATGGCATGTTTGAAAAATGACAAGGGAATACTATTACAAGCGCAACTGGACGCCCGGACCATCGCCCAAGAGAATACTTGACCATACACACCAGCCTTATAGCTATCTTAGCGCTATGTGGAAAGATGCTTATAGCTCAACCAAGATGGAAAATGGAAACTGCTATTTGGTTGGTAACAAAGGCAAAAAATATAAAATTAGCTCTTATTGGTATGACGTTCTCTTCAATATGAACCGGCAAGATTACAACATGTATCATAGGTGGTTTAGAAATGAAATTCATTTTTCAGATGAAGATTATGTTTGGATGATGTTTAAGTTACCAAACAACTCACTAGAAAGTATGGCTGAAAAACAACGTTTAATAAAACCGTTCCTATCAGACTTAACAAGTAAACAGTTGGCAACTTATCACGATCTTTGCATCGGGTTAAAACAAGTAGAAATCGCTACCAATCGAAATGTCTCAAAAAACGCAGTAACAAAGGTAAAGAAAGCACTCATTAAGAAATTACAGAAAGAATTATTACAGAACGGAATTTTAGGAGGAATTTAATTATGGGATTACAAGATGCATTTAATAAGGCAACCAAGGACTGGGACGCAAAGAAGGACAGTGCTAATCAAGCCGATCTAATTCCGGCTGGCACTTACCAAGTGATGTTGGATAAGGTTGATCATCCAGTATACAAATCTGGTTGGGACTGCTTACGGTTCTCAATGCAAGTGATTAAAGGCAAATATGCTAGTCGTAAGGAACAATTGCGAATCAGCTTAGCAACTAAAACTAAAGCTGGTAAGGCAATGCCGGACTTCGTTGTTAGTCGTAACATTCGGACCATTTCAAAGGTTGCCGCAATGGTTGGGTTAACCGTTACTCCAGCTATGTTCCCAGATAATGAGACGGACGCTTACGAGAAATTGGTTGACGCGTTTAAGCCATACGAAGGTAAGACCTTGGAAATGACCATTACGGTTACTCCGAACAAGAAGGATCCAGATAATCCTTACCGTAACTATGACTTTGGACCAGGTATTAAGGTTGAGGAACCGGTAGCTAAGGAAGAACCGGTAACAGATAAAGAACCTGAACCAACTGTTGACGATGATGATTTGCCATTCTAGCTAAAGGATGTGAACGGGATGCAAAGCCTAGTTAATTACGCTAAACAATACGCTGAACATGGTTTTAGCGTGATCCCAACTGTCAATAAACGTCCGTTAATTAAGTTTGCTGACCGTGAGCCTTTAACCGTTGATGAAATTACTAAATTTTGGCGAACTCATCCTTACGCTAACATTGCTCTGAAAACTGAACAGTTCTTTGTGATTGATGTTGACCGTCATGAAGACGGGGATGATGGGACTAAAGCAATTAAAGAATTAAACCATGCCGATTGGTTCAATACTCTATGCCAAAAGACTGTCCACAATGGTTATCAATTTTTCTTTAAGAAACCAGCTGAGATAATCAGTCAAAACATCGGTTTCTTACCGGGAGTGGATATTAAGGCTCATCCGAATAATTACGTAGTGGTAGCTCCCTCAGTTATTGACGATAAAGCTTATAAATGGCTTAACCACAAACCGATGATTGAACCGGATGAAGAATTAATCCAGCTAATTGAAGAAAAAGGTAAGCCACAGATTAGTAACAAACAGATTGAACGGTACCACCCGAAAGGTAAGACACAGACTTCCGAATTGTTTAGTCAGATTGCTAACGGGCTGGGACCAACGGGTGGCCGAAACAACGCCTTGGCTTCTTTTACTGGTGGATTATTATTTCGGAATGTTGAACCAGAAACAGTCTTAGAATTAGCCAGAATTGCTAACAGTCGGACTGAATATAGTCTGACAGATAACGAAGTGGTCACAACGGTTAACAGCATGATAAAAAAAGAAATCAGGAGAAGAGGTGAAACGGTTGAGTGAAAAAAATGACAAGGTAGTGCCATTTGATAAAAAGAACGCGGAAAAACTTAGCAAGTTGACCAGTGAAGAAGAAAATAACTGGGGCTTCAAGGTTGATAAATACGGTCGACCAAAAAGCAATAGTTTAGTGAACATTGAAATTATTTTGGAAAGAGATCCGATCTTAAAAGATACTTTCCAATTCAATGAGTTCACGACTGAAATTGATGTCGTGAAGTCTAACAGTAAATTGATGTTCAAAACAGGTCAGCTAGTCGATGCTTACGTTGACCAAATTGCTTCATACATTGAAGATAATGCTGATTATGGGGTGCTATTTGATAATAAGAAAATTCGTAGTGCCATTACAGTTGTGGCAATGCGTCATCGTTACAATCCGGTTCTTGATTACTTTGATGATGCTTATAAGAACTGGGATCACAAACAAAGATTAAACCATATCATGGGCGATTATTTGGGCGTTGAAGAAACGACAGTTGCCCAGCTAATTACTAAATTGTTTTTCGTTGGTGCAGTAGCAAAAGCACATAACCCTAAAACCAAATTCGACTTTGTACTTGATTTAGTTGGTGGTCAAGGTGCCGGTAAGACAACCTTCTTACAAAAGATCGCCCCACTAGGTTATTACACGGACCAATTCTCAACTTTTGATAATAAAGATGATTATGCAGTTATGCGACGAGCGTTGATTATTAACGACGATGAAATGACAGCCACTAACAATGCAAGTTTTGAAATTCTAAAGAAGTTCATTACTTTACAAGAGTTTGAATATCGAAAGCCTTATGGTCATCAAGCTGAACGGTTCGCGAAGAACTTTGTTATGGCCCGGACAACTAATGAGTTGTATTACTTAAAAGATAAAACCGGTGAACGGCGGTTCTTACCTTTACATGTTAGCAAGTCCCGACAGAAGCATCATCCGGTAACTGATTTAACTGATGATTATGTCAAACAATGTTGGGGAGAAGCCATGCAGCTGTACAAGGACGGTTTCAGTTTTGCTTTAACCAACGAGCAAGAAGAAGAACTAGACGAGCATCGTCAATCATTTATGTATACCGATGAACTGGAAGACAAGATTGACGAAGCCTTAAGTAATCAGTTTGAAGGTAAGAATTTCATTACCAATGAAGCTTTGTCGTTAGCTGTTGCCCCAGGAATTGATTTAGTAAAAAATCGCAAAATTGGCAATCAAATTTCTAATATTATGGTAAACCGGTTCGGATTTAGAAAAAGTCGTAGAAGAGTTAACGGTGAAATTAAACGAGGATATGTAAAACGTGACGTTGTGAACGGTATGTGAACAGTAAAATGCTGTTAGTGTTCACAGCAAAAGTGCTGATATATCAATGATTCAAGTGCAACTGTGAACAGTGTGACACTAATATTAATAAAAAAATATTAGTAGTAGGTATATACAGAGAGAAGCGCCAAAAAAGTTTTTGGCAAAAATGTGAGAAATAGCGTTCACAGATAGAGTCCGTGCTTAGAACCATAAGAGTTCAGGCCGTGAACGCTAACTAAAATTTACCGTCACCGACCGTTCACAACGTCACCCACAGGAGGAAAACAACATGCAAAAAAATTGAATTTAACGCTGATGTCGACAGTTTCAAAAACGATAACAAGGACATCACAACCATTACGCTAAAGGCACTTGGTAAAGATGTGAGTTTGAACCAATTACGTGAGATGAAAGAAACGGCTTCAATTCACGTAATTATCGAAAGCAATCAGACGGAGTTGATTGATAAATGATAAGAATACACACGATTGGTGGGAATGCTTATAACTTCAAGGGCAGTTATCAAGATATTCAACGAGCATTACGTGATATTGGTTGTAACTACCTGGTTGGTCATAATCGAAGCAATAACCGCGTAATCATCCCTCGAACTTCAATTGATAGTGTCGAAGAAGTGGAGTTGAACTAATGATGAACGATAGAGAATTATTTTATCGGCTGTTCAAGTTAGATGCAGATAGTAATGGTGTTCACGTATCAACTAAAGTAACTGGTCGAAAAAGAACGCTCACCATTACAACACTATATCCGGACCCGGATGTGTTAAACGAGGTCTGTAAATTATGTGAGGAGTGGATTAATCCATATGAATAGTGAAAAACATTACTGGGCAATCAGTAAGCAACAGCAAAGAAAACAAAATCGTAAAAATCTGGACTATTTAGGTATCTTACGAAAACCACGTTGGCGTCAAGTATTAAAAGCTGAAGGACTAAAGGACAATCCGTTTGCCAACTATTACTATCATGTTGGTTTAAACGTTGCCATGTTAAAAATCGCTAAGTCTATTAAAAAGATTGGCGTGAGTAAGGGTGAATTAAAATCATTGGCTGATGTTTATGATTTCAATTTTAAGGATGGTAATTAGCCAATGACCGCTGAACACAAAATTCAAAACGATATTCGAGTGGCACTGTCAAAACATCAATGTACAGTATTCCGAGTGAACGTCGGTAACGTTCGTACTTCGGATGGTCGTTTCTTCAGTGCGGGTGTGCCTTCGGGGCATCCTGATCTTTACGGCTTTCGCTGGTCGGATAATCAAGTATTTTACATTGAAGTAAAAAACGAACGAGGAAAGCCCCGACAAGACCAGGTTCAATTTCACCAGATGTTGACTCAGCGAAATGTGATACACGGGATAGCTCGCTCAGCTGAAGACGCGGTGAAAATTGTTAGCGATGGTTTGGTGGGATATGGATTTAAAGATTATGGAGGTAAGTAATGACTTTTAATGAAGCGGTTAAGTGCTATGAAAACAACACAATGGTTAAGGAAGACGGAATGGTTTATTACATCATTGAAATTAATCGAATGAAGGAAACAGTCAAGGTAAAGACAGCGACCGGAAATCCGTTCTTTGCAATGGCAAGGGAAACGGTTCCTAGCAAATTAACGGAGGCGTAAAGATGAAAATTGATGAATTAATAAAGAAAGTAAATCAAAAACCTGGTTTAGGGCTGGTTGTTATGACAATTATATTTCTATAACTTCAAAAGACAGACCATTAGATGACTTCATTTTCTCTTTTTCAAAAGACGTACAATCATATAGCGATGTTGATTATGATTTAGGTTGTTTACCTGATGATTATCTCAATGAGGACCTTTTTGATGTATTTAACCTAATCCACGATTATATTAAAACACCTGTTAAGGAACGGTTTTCTGAAAAGAGGTATCGTTTACGGTGGATTGATGATTGTGATGGGAGTACTAATTATTTAGATTTATCTGGAGCGTGGGCATTGTATACTACCAAACCAGCTGCAAGGACTTTTACTGAAAAAGAATTACAACAATTAAAAATAAACAATCCTCGGTTTGCACCCGCTATTGAAGCAATGAAGGAACCAGTGGAGGGAGACTAATGAAACTAACTGAAAAGCAGAAGAATTGCCCGTACTGTCATGCGGGAAGTGATCTCCCTAGCTTATACAATGGATCGCCTTGGGATGGCACAGGACTATGCTTTGAACGAGTCGATGATCCTACTACTGTTTTTGTAGGAAATAATACTTACGGAGATATTGAATTTAATGCTTTAGAAAGAACCCTAATATCCTGGGGAGATGGAACTGATCCTTTAGTTGTAGGCATTAACTACTGTCCGATGTGCGGACGGTCACTTATTAAGGAGGAAGAGTAATGAATAACCTTTGCAAAGTAGAAATTAATGATACTAATCGCAAATATTATGTAGTTGCAACTAGTGCAGAGCAAGCAACCTCGTGCTCATATTGTTACGAACTAAAGAAGCACCCTAATGATTGCCAACATGATTCGGAAGCTACGATCGTTGAACCTGAATCATATTCTGCGCCAACGATGCTTTTGCAAATTACGGAGGAAAACTAATGCACATTTACGAAGTAATGATAGATGAAGGACCATTTAAGAGTCATACGGTAATTGCAAAAAATGAAGAAAACGCGAAAAAGATGATTGCAGATATGCTTAATAAAACTCACACTATAAGTTTTAAACCTAGTGATTTCGTAACTAGTGGTCCGATTGACCCTAACGATTACTATGAAGAGATGGTGATTAATTAATGACTATACGACAATGGATAGCTTTAATTCTTATATCGCCAGTTGTGTTGATTTTTTGGATAGTAACTGCATTTGAAATTCTATTCTATCCGTATACTGCAATAGTAGTTGGGTTGATTGCAAATAGTCGATGGATTAAATTTCATGAATATTTGAACGACATTGTTGGTAGGCCGTTTGGAGGTTAATAATGCTACACACATACAGAAAAAAAGCAGCCATTCAAGCTGAACAGTTTGATGGGTCGGAAAAGATGATTAAAAAGTATGACATCGGGAAGCATGAAATGGATGGTGACGCTTGGTTTGACCTTTATACGGTTGAAGGCGCTATGGAAATAGTGAAGGGAGACTGGATCGTTAGTTGTGAAAGTGGAACTTGGTTCATTCCTGATAAAGTTTTCCGCCGGACTTATGAGAGGTGCGACTGATGAATGATGTAATGAATGATTTTGATCAGCTTTTGGCCCTTGCGCTTACTTCAGTTTTAGCGATTCAGATATATGTCAGCAATGACAAAATCGAAAGCAAAAGTTGGAGAATAGCCGCTAATGTTATTCCAGTATTTGTAATGATAGGAGTTGTTTTATTTATGAGGTATGACAAATGAAATTAACTAGAATAGTGGCCCATATGGATAGTGGCGTATAATTTTGCAGTGATTACGATAAACCAGAAGTTACTGAACAAAACTTAAAGGATATTAATTCCGAAGTTGAGCGATGTTGCGCCAATGGTTCTGATTTTTTACTAACAGATATAGGATTGCTATGTATCTCTAAAATCGAATCATTTTACATTCAAACAAGGGAGTTTGACGATGAATAAACAATTAATTCAGAACGCTTATCCGGTCGATAATTATGTGTATGAATTAAAATTCCAACATTATAGCAAGTTCTATCAAAATGTTGAGGATGCGTTTGACGCAAAACTCCATAGTTCAGAACACCCAATGATAATTCGTCATCCGTTGAATTTCACTAGTCTGTTTTATGGGGCTGCTGAAA